ATGGCCAATCTGACAGTCAGTCTTCTGCTGAGAGTGAAAACCTCAGACGGAAAACGCTCATACCTCAAACCTGTCTCAAACAAAAACAAGATCAAACACCAGTGGGCTGTGTATCAGGGAGTGCCGACACACTTCCCTGGCTCGACCTATTCCTTGAGGTACAAGCAAGGCAATAAGCTGGTCTTCAAGGATGTGGGTGATCAGCTCGACGTTGCTGTGCAGGCACAGCGTCGGAAGTCCGCGGAGCTCGCCGCGAAAGCAACGGGTCTCCATGTAGAGGACGAAGCCGAACCGGAGGGTTGGAGGTCGCTTGATGAAGCCATCAACACCTACCTCGATGAGAAGGCTGCCCTCGGCAACCTGAGGACGGCGCACAGCTACGAGTATGTCCTGCGTCAGTTCCAATCAGTTTGCGGAAAGCAGTACCTTGAGAAGCTGACTCGTGCTGACATGTTCACCTTCATCCGCGACCAAAAGGAGAGAGGTCTGGGAGACAGGACTGTCTACAACAGGATTTGTACTGTGGACACGTTCCTGAAAGCTGTGAAGGTTCCCAAGCTGCTTCCCAATGCGGAGTGGCCCAAGTACACGCAGAAGAAGGTCAGTGCCTACAGTCCCAATCAGGTTGCCATGTTGTTGGCTGATGCTGACACTGAGGAGCGGACTCTGTTTGCGTTCTTCCTCGGAACAGGTTGCCGAGAGAAAGAAGTGCAGTATGCCTGCTGGCGAGATGTGCGATTCGAGGACGGCACCTTCAAAGTCTGTGATCATCCTGAGTTCGGGTTCAAGCCCAAAGACTCGGAAGAGCGCGAGATCACTCTGGCCGATGACCTGTTAGATATGCTCAAAGAGCGTCGCAAACTGGACCCCACGGGCAAGCTGATCTTCACCAACGGGCAGGGTGGTCCGGACGGCCATATGCTTCGGAGGTTGAAGACTCTGGCTCTGGAAGCTGGCTTGAATTGTGGTCACTGTAAAAACAAGGTCGGAAAATCCTGCAAGACAAATCCGGTCTGCAAGGACTGGGAGCTGCACAAATTTAGAAAGACGTTCGCAACCTTGCACCACGAAGCTGGTGTTCCTGTGCGCACGATTCAAACATGGCTTGGACACAGCGATATCGAGACAACCTTGATTTACTTGCAGGCGGCTGACAGTCGGAGTGCGACTTCGCGCAATCAGGCCAACAAGATGTTCGGGAGCATTGTACGTCCACGACCTGAATTAGTAGGAGTTGCTTAATCAGACATAAGAGCAGTGCCGGAGTATTAAGGAACATGACGACTACGGAGAAACTGAAATCGGCTCAGGGACTGCTCTCAGTCCGCCAACTCTCACAGCTGTTAGGATCGCATCCCATGACGATCTACGCTTGGGTCCGCGAGGGAAAACTACCCTGTGTGAGAGTTGGATACCGGGTGAAATTTGATGGGGATGTGGTAGCCGATTGGCTTACGAGACGGGCTGCCTAGTGATTCACTATCCACCTTTGAATTGCGGCAGAGCGCAGAGTTCCTGCCGCAATGTTCACTGGCCTTGCTCACTTTGCCCGCGCTCTGTTTCTTGGGCTGCCGCAGCGGAGGATCCGTGCAACCGAATAGCAGCTTCCCAGAATGGTTTAAATTGAGCATCCTCTGCCCCCAGCACTGCGAGCGCATAGGAGACGGGGGTCATTACACGTTCCAGATCGCGGGGGTAGTCCTTGGAGTTGTAGTGGATATGCCTGATCAGTGAAATCAGAAAACGGACGAACATCATCATGTCCATGTTTCCGTTCTCAAAGAGCAGGCCCTTGCCTGTCTTGAGCAACTTCGTTTCTTCAATCTCCACGGCCAGCAAGGCGACCTGGACTTTGCGATTGCCACCTAACATTTGCTTGTTCTCCTTCATGGTTGTGCGGCAGAGCGCAGTGACCCTGCCGCATTTGGTTGCACTGTGCTCCACTGGCCGTCTTACGATTTCTCGTAATTGCGGTCATCGCAGATCTGCAGAAATCTCTCTAGCATTTCGTCCACTTCCCAAACGTCGCGAAGTTCCTCTCGCGTATCTTGGTCCAATCTCCATTCGGTCCCCTCTGGGTGAACCTTGATGACACTGCGGCGAAGAAGCTCTTCTTTGACCCCCGCGACCAGAAGGTGCTCGCAGTCTTCACCGCAATATTTCGGAATGAAGTTGAACATCATCACTAGGGACTCCGTGGTGAGCTTGGAAAGTTCGATTGCGGTGATTGGTTTAGCGTCTTCCGTCAAGGTGCCTCCTCATACGTAAATTTGCGCACGATCAAGACTGTGAACGGGACCAGCAATGAACTATTCAAGGTCCATCGTGAGGTTGGTGTATTGCCTATCAGCTTCGCGTAGCATTTCCCAGACGCTCCAGGAAGCCGCCAGTCGGTGTTCCCATTGCCAGCACCGGATCGATGAGAGCGTTAAGTTTCTCGTGATCGAGCGGCTTTTGATCAAGCAGCAAACGGATTGGCCAGACGTGTTTCCAGAGTGACTCCATCGGCGTTGAAGCGATGTCCAGCATTGCGCCAACCCATCATGACCAGAGCCTCAGTGGTCAGCTTCTTGACTTCTACGGTGTCAGTTGGTTTTTGCTGACGGATCATTTGGGTCTCCTTCTAGACTTCGTGAAAGGTTCCGCACAACACATTGCAGAGATCATCGATCATGTTCTGTGCGCTGATTTGGGTGTCATCGGGTTCCCCAGCGTCCTTTGCGCCATCACGCAGAGCGAATAGCATCTCGATGGCGAGGTGCAGTCCCTCTCGCGTTTTGTGCTTTCCGAGCAAGTGATCGAACGATCTTTCCATCCAGAGATTGGGTGTGTACTGGGTGCTACGCTTCTTCGGCAAAAATGTCCTCCAATAAGACACAGCTCTCCTGTGCCGCTCTGTTGAGCAGTTTTTTCGTCAATTGAATTTGCGTTGGGTTCCGCTCTCGGAAATTGTCAGAGCGCGAGTGCCTAACAGCTTCGCTAAGGTATCTCAGCTAGCGACCCAGAAAGTACCTAATCTGTGGTTTGAAAATGCATCTAGATCCCATCGGTTACCGTAACCGCGAAAGTTGAGGTCTTCAGTACCTGTTACCCAGCAAAAACAAGCCGAGATCACGTAGCTGGGCCCAGTTGTTTTTAACTGAGCTGAGTTGGCTGAAAACCTCAGACTCGGTAACTCTTACGACGGTCACAATTCCACAGGTTTTTCCTCAACATGCGTGAGGTTTAGTCAAGCGCACTCAAATAAAAAACGGCCAACCCAAAGCTGGCCGTTGTTTGTGTAATCTCAGTGAGCACGGGTCAGTATTCGTCGGACCTCAAAATCGTCGTACAAGCCCGATGACCGTCATCGCCAACAGCCTCGCTGATCACGTATAGCCGGACTCCGTTCACGTTGTATGCCGAGAGAACCCGCGCACCCGAATAGTGAGCCATCAGGTTTGCTGCGCGGTCGGCGGCGCTCAAGTCGTCTCCGTCGTCTCCGTACTGGTGTCTGAAAAGCAGAGAGGCCGGATCAATTCCGGCCTCTTCTAAAACCGCCAACGCAGCGGGAGTAGCAAGCGTCCTGCCAAGCTGGAGCGGCTTCACTTGCCCACCTTCTTTGCGGCCTTCTTCGCTGCGGTGAGCGAAGCGGTGGGCGCGGGTGCCACTGATGCCGTCTCGTGCTTCTCCGGCACCGGAGCGGCCATCGTAGGTTGGGCGGCCTTGCCGCTCCGACGCAACATCGCCTCGCGAATTTTCTGCTTCGCTTCGTCTGACATCGCCCTCTTCGGCTTGCCGTCTGATCCGGCTGGCGTGGGCTTTACCAGCGCGACAGATTCACCGCGCAGAAACCTGACGGCGGTATCAATCCGGCGCAGCGCGATTTCAGCGTCGGACTTCTGAGTCATCAGCTCTGCTATCTGCTTTCCGATTTGCGAAATGGTGTTGGTGAGGGTGGTTTGCTGTTCGGTGAGTTCGACGGGAATCGTAACGAGTGTGTTCATTGAGCTTCTCCTTTGCCTCGCGTATGTGCGAGTGCGAAGCTCATCGAAACTCAGATCGCATCTCGCGTAAACCACAGCGCGGTGTAAATTCCGCTGCGGGACAGCAGTTCCAGAGAACTCATCTGAGATAGAAGCGAGGAGTCGGAGGGATTAGCGTGGCCAGTTACTGAGCCATTACGTTCGTAAAAATATTTTTAGCGAGTTGGCTGTGAGTTCCGCTGCGAGACTGGCTTTTTCAGATTTCTTCCGTCTCGAAGTCTCCGCAGATTTCACTCCGATAGCTTTGCGCTCCTCTGGTGTGCGCAAACGCAGAACCTCACGATGCATAGCAGATATCTCTGCCTTCCTCTCAGGTGAAGCAGTCGCCCAGAACCGTTTGATACCTGCCACCATCTTGGCTGTATGCGCAGCTTGCTGTTCTGGCGTGCGTCGATACCATTGCTTTGCTTGCGTCCTGTCGTCTGGTCGGTGCTTGCCCATGGAAGAGTAGTAGGCTTCGCGCCCCTTGCGGATCGCGGCAATCATCGTTGAACGACGCGGCCCAGCCCCCGCCCAGTTCTTTGCCATAGCAGCTTGCGTTTTCTGACGATGACGCTCGCGGCTCTCAAGGCTAAGATTGGCCCACATCTTCAACGAAGCTGCGGACCCGGAGTCGTGATAGTTCTTCAGACCAATCAGAGACGGGCTTTCGGAGTTGCGACTCTCATCAAACTCTCTGACGGTGTCGCAGTAGAACCAGACTCTCTGGCTTTGCGGAACATGATCCATCGGCAGAAGGTTCCCGAGCGGTTCCTCGCAGAGCAAAGTGCGCGTCAGCATCTTCACGGTGACCACAGCGGTACCTCCGCCAAGTGCTGTCACCGTCCCGTGTAAATCGCGCATGGTCCCGTCGATTATGCGGACCCACGATCCCAGGTTGATGCTTGCTGCTCTTTCGGCTCTCTCCTTCTGCTCCTGAGCGAGCATGGTCTGAACAAAGTCGTCGTCAATCCGGAGCGCAGTCCGATAGTTCGGATTTCCATCTTTGGTGACGAGGTGCTGAACTCCGGCAACGGCTGTGAGCGACTTCACTTTGCTCAAGGTCTCCGCTCGAATGAAGATGAGGTTTCCTGTACGCAGAGCCAAGGTCTTGTTTGCATCAGACAGATCTTGGGGAATGTAAACCTCGACTGGGAAACTCCCAAGATGCCGAGCGAGACGTTTGATGGTGCTCACGAAAGTAGAGCGCCCAGAAGCGTAGTTGGCGAGTTCAGCGCAATACCAAGGCAAGTCAACGAGTAGTGACCTGTCACCGGCATACAGAAGCATTAGACCGCCACAACAATTCGCTTTGCTTTCCGAATCACGATGTCGGGTACTCGGGGAAGAATGACATCGCGCTTGATGGTGGTGAGACGCACTGTGCCATCAGTCTGCTGACAACTGCGGAACCGTAGCACGATATGGCGCTTCACGGGACGTTGGCGCACTTTTAAGTAATACCTCAAAACGGAGTGCGTAATGCCGGAGAACAGTCCCTATTTTGAATTCGTCATCAGCGAACGTTCTGTATTGCTGTCTGAAGAACAAGCTCTCACGGGCTCTTCGCTGGTGAGCTTGGAAACTACGGAAGAGGGTTCTCGGGATGGAGTGCTCGACTACATCCAGCAGAACTTCGCGCAGTTCTTGCGTAGCCTGCGCCACATCGACAAGGAGAGTCAGGAAATCCTTCTCACCTACTATCTGGCTGGCAAGACGCAGAACACTTTGGCGGTGATTCATCGCCAGACGCAGACAATGTGTAGCACCGCGATTCGAGAGGGTGTTGAGCAGCTAGGGGCAATCGTTCTGATGAGTACGCCCAAACGCGATGCGATGGCGGTGATTCTTCAGCGCGAGAACGCAGAGCACATCTTGCCGGGTGTCGAGATGTCCGCCGCCATTGAGCTGTACGCCAGATCGCGCAGCTACCAGACGATTTCTGATGCGTACCGCGTTCACCGGGCGGATGTGCGTCGAGCGTTCCGTCACGCTGCCGAAATACTCGGTGCTGCTGGAGGCAATAAGGCGCTCAGCGTATTCGATCGACAGGCGCGGGGATTGGCGGCTTACATTCGCGGTCTGACTGCCAAGGCAAGCGCGACTGGGACCGGGCTTACGCAAAAGAAGACAGCGAGGCGCGGCTATATCGTTTACAAATCGCCGGACTGCTTGGGCCAGTCGGTGTTGAACGTCAATGATCCCGGCTTCGGCGAGGTCTTCACTCCGGTAGCGGAACACAGGAACTCTCACTCTATGGCCTCTGAGCCGGACTAGCACCAGATGTGGTCGCGAAGCGTTGTCCATATCACATTTTTCGTCTCAGATTGCGAAAAGTAAGTGACGGCGGAAGAATCGCTGTGGGACAGGGAAAATTGCCTCATCGCTGCCTCATCCTTGCAGCAAACACATTTTTGGTAGCGCAAATTCTCATTGAAGTCCGCGTTGTTCCCGTGGTCTAGTACATCCCTGATGTTTTGTATTTCGGGAGTGGACAATGACTTCGAATTTTGTGCGCGACTTTGCCGCACACTTCAAACCTCGCGGTAAGGACGCTTACGAGGTGCTTGATTACCTTCAAGCAACTCTCAACCCTATGCCGCTGCCACTGGCTGCAGCGTGCGCCTTACAGCTCATGCAAGACCGCAACATCTTCGGCGGCAACCCCAACGACATCCCAGACGAGCCGCTGAGCACTGCGCTTCAAGAAATTCGGCAAGGGCTTGAAGAGGCATTGTTCGGAGAGGAGGAAGTCGAAGTCTGAAATCTCGCTAATGAAATCGGAATGTGAATACGCAACTCATGGGTAGGAAGTATGAGTTGCTCACTTCACAGAACCAGTATTGAAAGGCATATGTCCCACTCGTGGCTTCCCAAGCCCAGTGGTCCTCAGCAGGGTCAATTCTTCTCACAGAGTTGGCCCTCCCCAATCCTCTTGGGGTCGGCATATGCACAGTGAGTGGGGAATCTCGTTTGAGGGCCAATTGGAAGGTGTCTTGGGTCGCAGGGCTAGAGTGGGAGCCTGAAAGGACTCCCGTAACAATTCGGCGCAACACAGGCTCGTGGAGCCTGAGGGAGTCTTTATGCAAATTCTTCGTAGCAGCCTGACCAGACGAGATTGCTATTGGATGCGTTACGCACTTGGCGTGGGGCTGGGGCCACACACAGTTTTCGCGAAGTTTAAGGGCGTCACATTCTTCGTGCCGAACTGTGTGCTTCCGTTTATCCCCGCCCAATACCTTGAGAAGCCAAAGCCTACTCCTACTCCATTACCGGACATCATCGATCCGGACTTGTGGGACGACTACGACTTGTGAGCAAACGGCGCGAACAGTTGAAGCAGGAAATCACAGCGGCTATATGCCGCCGTGATACTGCGCAAGAACGCGGTTTCAACACAGAAGGCATTGACCGCTACATCGCCGAGAGGGTGGCAAAGCTCTCTCGGCTGCTAGCGAAGCCCAAATCAAAGCTGAAGGACGACCTCCTCTCGCTGGGGGATACGGAAGGTATGTAAACGAAAATGGAGAAGAGTCAGGAACAAATCGTTCAGGACATCACGAAGTTCATCACGTGGCTTCACCCTACTGGCACGTTTGAGATGCGGCTGCTGACTTCGGACAAGGGTATGCGACCTGCTCTCTACGAGAGCCCAGACAAAGCCGCTCTAGCCGCATATAAGGCCAGCTGTCGTCCCACTTCTAAAGCTGTCTACATCACACTCAATCCGCTCACGGACGAGCTTGTGATGCCCGATCACAGCGCAGTGAACGATAACCAAATCACTCACTACCGTAATCTGCTGATTGACTTTGACACCCACAAGCCAGAAGGCGAAGACAATTCGTCTGACGATGAAAAGAAGGCTTGTTGGGACATGGTGGTTGAGGTCGAGCGCACGCTTCGCCGTGACCACCGCTGGCCCAAACCGGGCGTCGTAGACTCGGGAAACGGATACCATCTGCTCTACAAGCTCGATCTTGAGAACACTGCTGAGAACCGTGTACTGGTGTCAAATGTGCTTCGCGCTTTGGCCCACACATTCAAACATCTGGAAGCTGCCCACATTGACACCGTCGTCTGGAACCCAAGCAGGATTACAAAGCTGGCAGGCACCTGGGCGCGTAAAGGAGCGGAGAAGCCTAGTCGTCCGTGGCGTCGGTCTGACATCATCACGCTCCCCGAGCAACCGGATGTGCTATCGCTAGATGATCTGAACTCGATTGTGAATCTGCTTCCGCAGGATGCTCGGGAGTCCGTGGCGGTTCCTCGTGATATGGACCCGGAATTTGATTTTGAAGCCTTCTGCCGTCACTACGACTTCAACGTGTATCCCGGCTCACAGGATGGTGTCTTCTATCTGTCTGAATGTCCCGGCTGGGGCAAACCACACGCTGGCGCTCCGGCTCGCTTGATTCTGAAGGAGGGGCTGGGCTTCAAGTGTCACCACGGCAGTTGCCCTGCGTCGGAATGGTCAATGGGGGATGTTCTGCGTCATCTACACGAAGCGGGATACGAGCGGTACGAGGGTCCTGTGTACCTAGAGAAGGAAGACGACGATAGCGAATGGGCGTGGGAAGAAATTGCTGAACCCGATGCGGAGACAGAGCAGAAGCCAGAGCCAGCCGTCGAGACGAGAAGCCCCGATAGTCCGCTCACACCGGAAGAGCACGCATGGTTGAAGCAGCATGTGGGAGAAGATGACCTCGCTGGTTTAGGTAATCGTGCGCGTCGTTTGCTGCTTCCGGCGGACTATGACCACCACAGCAGCGTGGCAGTGCTCGACGACGATGAAGCTGAAGAGGATACTGCTGAGCCACAGATGGCAGAGGAAGAGAACGAAGAGTCTGAGACCGCCGACGATCTCAAATTCGATGAGAATGCTCTCCATGGCGAATTGGGCAGGATTGCGGAGGAGCTGACCAAGTCGAACCTCCCGTTGGGTTGGGTCTACCCATCATTGCTGACCTGTGCTGCTGCGCTGCCGGACGTATGGCACCGCGCACCATGGCCGGAGAACACAAACCTGTACTGCGCCCTGATTGGGGGAGTGTCCGGGGGTAAGAGCACGGTGATGAGCGCAGCAAAAAGGAGTATTGGTCTAGCAGAGCCGAACGTCTACCCGGGACTTCCAGTGTCGGCTCCCGGTCTCATCAACGCCATTGGCGAACAGGGAGACACCAAAGTCTTCGTCGCTGATGAGTTCAAGAGCTTGCTGAAGCTGATGCGCCTTGAAGGTTCCATCCTAGGCGAACTGCTCTGCACGATGTTCTATGAGAAGTCCTTCAAGTACTCTCCAGTCGGCAAAGAACTCACGTGTAGCGGCGAGCCAAGTCTGCTCGGTGGTCTAGCCGTCAAGACTGAGGAAGACTTTGCGGAGCTGTTCGGCAAAGACTCCAACTCAGGCTTTCTAGATCGACTAATCTTCGGGTACACCGACACAGCATTAGACTTTGAAGGGTTCGAGTTATACCCGAAGCCTAAAACGAAACCCTGCGGCTGCGTGGTGCCAAAGAGCGCCTACAAGATCACGAACGACTGGGGCAAGAGCCTGCTCTGCTCTGATGTTTGGAACCGGGCGGGCAATCTGGCGCGTCGTATTGCTTTGATCCAGTCGTCCTTCAATGGCGAACCGGAAATTTCCCAGAACTCACTAGACCACGCAATGGCGTTCTGTGAGTGGCAGCTCAAGATTCGTCGGAAGTTCCGCAGCAGTCGCAGCGAGGAAGACAAGCCAGCGAAGTGCTATGAGCGTCTACAACGCAAGATCATGAAGGTGTATCAGGACCAGAAGAGCGGCAAGGTTGTGTTCCCCAGAGCGCCACAGCCAAGTCAGGTCTGTGATGATCCCAAGATTGCGCATCGTCTGATTCACTGGCCAACGATGGCGCAGAGCTGCGGTGCGTATCGCTTCGGTGCGTCGCTCGTCAATCAGACAAAGAAGGCAATGCTAGACGACGGTTCAATCGGAAAGTGGGACCCGAAAACTCAGAAGGAAAGCATCGCTGTGAAAACTCCGGTGTGGGTTCTCGTCAAGTCTCTGAGAGACGTTTGAGGGCTTTCCCGATTAGGCTTTCTGTTAGGCTCCGCTTTCTAAACAGCCTACGATTAGGCTCCGAATCCGGTCACTTTTCTCTGACCCGAGTCGGATTAGGCCATTTTCCCGATATAGTGTGCCCCCCAATAAAAAAGAAAATTATATATATATATTTCTTATAGTTAGGTCTTCTCATTTCTGGATTAGGTAGCTCTATTAGGCTCCCGTTAGGCTGGGTAAAAGCCTAATGAGATTTTTGGGGGGGCAGAGTATATGGAAAAAATGGCCTAGCAAGTGTTTTCCGACCTCTCTTAAAACACTGACAGAACCCGCCGCGCACGTGCCTTGCGAGTATCAGTTTGTATGCTCACCGCCGCTCAACGATTTCTAGAACAGTGCCAGCACCTCAACCATTGCCGCACCCTGACCACACCCCGTGCTCGCTGTACTTGCGGCTTGGCTGAGCTTCGCGAGTGCTTTGAGGGCACATACAAAGTCGGGTAGACAAATCAGAGTTCACATTCCTCAGACACCCGGACGCCCACGTGGCTCCGGGTTTTTCTTTTGCTTTCCATAGGAGCACAGCCGCGCAAACGTCAAACAACGCGAGATTCAAAAGACCGATATAGATGGGCCACGCTCCCACGTTTGAAGAGTTGCCAAAAGGCTGAGGAGAGCAAACAGGATACAGGCAACTGCTAGAACACGTCGGATCATGGGCGCAAGTATACAGCGAGTATTAAATCGCTAGTGCCGGAGCAAAAACAAACTTCCGATTGTTGTTTTAGGAGCACACTCGGATGACCGTCGCACTTGCGATAGAAAACCTACACCACTGCCAGCGATACCTTGTATGTCGCACTCCACCAATCCCGCTCAGAATCCTCTCTCGGCTTGAGAGCGTGGAGCAATTCCTGGCCAGCCTCGAATCCAATCGAACATCGTTCGGCATGCCCGCAAACATAGTGAGTGCTCCGACCGGGCAACGATACTTCCGCGCTGGTGAATTGATGATTCCAATTGCCAAGGAAGGTCAGGATGAATAGCAGAGCCCAGGTACGCGAAGTAGAAAAGCAAATTCATGAGTTCCCGGTACCCGCGCCTAGTCTCAGACCGGGAGTGAGCATGATGTGGTCTTTCGCTTGCGGCAGTCAGAAGGCCAAGCTCATCGTCAGCTACTGGCAAGGCTCTCCGCCCAGTTGGCGCACCAAGCGACCTCCTGATCCAAAGCCGAAGAAAGTGAAGGTCAAGAAGAAGAAGGCGAAGAAGTGAAGATCAACGACCGAGACACTCGCGAGTTTCGTGAGGACGTCTATGAGTTTGTAGACTATGACTTCAGCGCAGAGACCGCAGCCAACGATGTGATTCGCGAACTGAAAGGCAAGACGAAGAAGCTGGCAAGGCTAATTCTTGAAGGTCATACAATCCAGGACGCAGGAAATATTTTAGGCATCCCGGAATCTACTGCTCGCAGGATGCTCCGCACCGCAGGGACGACAATCTCAGCCAAGCGCAGCGGCGGAAAAGCGAATAGTTGTGCAATCAAGGGTAGGGGCACCCGTTCACATTGACCAAGAAGGCACATTCTGCTTCGCCCAATCCCGGCCAAGAGAAGCCTCGCACTACTGCGGAGCAGATTGAAATCCTCTTGCGTGACACTCCTCGCGAGAAGCAGGCAGAAGTGCTCGCCAAGTGGATGACGAGCGGTGATGGAGTGCTCAGTGGCAGACCATTCCGATATCGGAATAACGAGTTTGCGGTCACTCGGAAGCCATGAATGCCCGACGCAGCAAAGAGACCGTGTAGGAAGACAGGATGTAGAGCACTGGTAGCGAATGGCTACTGCTCCGCTCATCAGACTCAGAGCAGTGAGCGAATGTATGACAGGTTCCGTGGGAGTCCGAGCAGCCGAGGATATGACACTCAGTGGTTCTACTTCCGACGCGACTTCCTCAGAAGGTTCCCGCTCTGTAGAGACTGTCAAGCAGAAGGAGTCGTGAGTGTGGCTCAAGAGCTTCACCACATCCTCAAGCTGGCGGAGCATCCGGAAGCGAAGTATCAGGAAGACAACCTCATGCCGCTCTGCCGTCCCCATCACTCTAGTCGCACTGCTCGCGGGGAATAGGAACTCCGCCACAGGGATAGGGTGTGTTTGTCCGTAAACAAGCAATCCCGATCAACCGCATGTCCGCAACGTATACGCAAACGCGAAAACAGCCAACGCCTGGAAACAAACAAGTTCTTATGAACGGCAGACTCCCCAAACCCACCAATCTCAAGATCCTTGAAGGCAATCCCGGCCATCGTCCGCTTAACAAACACGAACCGAAGCCTGCCAGCAGAGCAGTTTGCCCGTCTCACCTCACCGCTCTCGCGAAGCGCGAGTGGCGCAGAGTCAGCGTGGAGCTTGAACAGCTTGGGTTGTTAACGGGAGTCGATGCGGCAGAACTCGCCGCATACTGCTGTGCATACGGGCGTTGGATAGAAGCCGAGCGCGAAGTAAAGAAGCACGGATTGCTGGTGCCCAGCGCGGTCCCCGGAGTTCTAAAGAGCAACCCAGCAATCGCGGTGGTCAATCAGTGCCTGACGCAGATAGACAAATTCAGCTCGCAGTTCGGCATGACCCCGGCGAGCCGCAGCCGTATCAGCGTTGCCCCGCCCAGCAAGCAGGATGATCCGTTCGTTTCCTTCATGAACAGCATTGCCGGTGCCGATGACCAGCAAGTCACAACCAAGCAATAAGCCGGAGCAATACATTGCTGATGTCTTGAATGGGAAGCAGATTGTCAGCAAATGGGTTCGGCAAACGATTGAGCGTCATGTTCGAGATTTAGCGGAAGGTCCGTTCCGCGAGAAGCCAATCAAGTTCTCACCTGAGATGGGCCTCAGAGTGATCGCCTTCATTGAGCAGTTCGTCCCGCGAGTAGAAGACGAGAGAGCCGGTGAACCGTGGATCGTAGAGCCTTGGATTGCCGCCCTGCTGTACATTCTGTACGGCTGGTCTTGGGCCGACACCGGTTTGCGTCGGTTCAAATTTGCCTACGTTGAGATTTCCCGAGGGAACCTCAAATCCACACTGGCCTCCGCCCTCTGTCTGTACGAGCTGATAAGTACGCAAGGTGCGTCGGTCTACACAGCGGCCACCGATGCCAAAGCAGCAAGGGTAGTGTTCGACACAGCGGCCCAGCAGGTCCGGCTATCCCCTCACCTGAAGCGGCGCATCGGAGCCTTCCGAAGCAGCCTCTTCATCACGGAGACTGCTTCAAAGTGTGAACCGTGTTCGGCGGATAAGAAGAGTATTTTCGCGGCGTCCCGGCCTTCTTTCGTGGTGTTGGACGAGTTGCACATGCACGACACGAATGAAGTCTGGCGGACTTTTGCTACGGCATTAGGCAAGCGTCAGAACTCGATGATGTTCGCCATCACCAACAGCGGTTGGGATCGGCATAGCATTTGCTATCAGCAGCGGGAATACACCACGCGCGTGCTCGATGGCTCAGTACCCGACGACTCTTGGTTTGGTTGGGTGTGTGGACTTGACGTTGAAGATCTTGGGCACTGGGATGAAGAGCGTAATTGGATCAAAGCAAATCCGAGTTTAGGAGTTGCGGTTTCCCTTGACTTCCTGCGCACACAGGCGAAGAAAGCCAAAGAGAGTCCCGCTGAACTTAACGAAACCCTGAGATTTCACTTTTCAGTTTGGACCGAATCCATAACCGCCTGGATGCCGATGGAGGCATGGGACCAGTGTAGCGACCCAGTAAATGGCGAAGCGCTGAAACGAAGGCCCTGCTTCGGCGGATTGGACCTCTCAACCACAAAGGACATTAGCGCATTTGTACTACTGTTCCCGCCCTACGGAGAAGACAAGCTCTGGCGTGTTTTGCCTCACTTCTTTCTGCCGAAGGACAACATCACCCAGCGCGTTCAACGTGACCGGGTTCCCTACGACGTCTGGGAGCGCAAGGGTCTTTTTCAACTAACCGACGGCAACATCCTTGACTACGACTTCATACGGGCCAAGGTCAACCAGCTCGCTGAGAAGTACCAGATTCTCGAAATCGCTTTTGACCCATACAACGCAACTCAGATCGTCACACAGCTACAGACAGACGGGATGACCATGGTGAACTTCCGGCAAGGCGACGTCTCCATGACCGCACCGCTCAAGAGATTACTAGAGCTGGTGCTCACCAAGGAGCTGGCCCACGGTGCCAACCCGGTCATGCGTTGGATGGCGGGAAACGTAGTCGTCAAGGTTGGCCCGACAGGCTTGATGAAGCCGGATAAAGAAAAGTCTCGCGAAAAGATTGACGGAATTGTCGCCCTACTGAACGCATTGGGACGAGCGATGACCTATCAGCAAGAAACAGTCGGGATGTTTTTCGCGTAGCCCAAAAGGAATAGTGAATGGCCGGAATGATGAATGCGCTACGCGCGTTTTGGGGAGAGCTGCGTTCGGGTGGTCTGAACGATGCTTCTGTCCCGATTAACAGTCCGGCTGCGTGGCAATGGGTTGTTGGTGGGTCCGAGACAGCCAGCGGCGAGCGCATCAACATTCAGAACTCGCTGACAGTTCCTGATGTCTATGCCTGCGTTCGCGTCTTGGCTGAGAGCGTTGCTTCGCTTCCTCTGAAGCTGTACGAACTCCTACCGAGCGGCAAGCAGGAAGCCGTTGATGCTCCGCTGTATTACTTGCTCAGTGTTGCGCCGAATCCGGAACAATCTTCCTTCGGCTTCTTTGAAACCTTTGTTGGGTGTCTTGCTCTCTGCGGGAATGCTTATGCGCAGATCGAACGCAACGGAGTAGGCCAGCCCACTGCTCTCTGGATTTTGCATCCGCAGAAGACTCTTCCATTTCGGCTCAAGGACAACACGCTCGCGTACAAGACAACGGACGGCTCGCCAAACGGTCAGGAGCGGATTATCGCGGCTGAGGACGTGCTTCACTGTCCGCTATTCAGCTTCAACGGCATTCTTGGTCTCAGCCCGGTAGAGCTTGCTGCGCAATCGTTCGGTTTGGCAAAGGCAGCGGAGAAGTACGGCGCTCGGTTCTTCGGCAACGGTTCACGTCCCGGTGGGATTCTCTCCAGCAAGACGACTCCCGACCCTAAGACCCGCAAGGAGCTGCAGGAATCATGGGAAGCAAATCAGGGCGGCATCAATCAGGGCAAGACTGCGTTCCTCTGGGGAGATTGGACCTATTCCCAGATATCGCTGTCACCTGAAGCTTCACAGTTCCTCGCTACCCGGCAGTTCCAAAGGACCGAGATTTGCGGTTGGTTCAGAGTGCCACCAAGTTACATCGGGGACACATCGCGTCTGTCGAACAGCAATCACGAACAGCAATCACTGTCATTTGTAACGGACACACTCCGTCCATACCTATCACGCATTGAAGCAGAGATAGTTCGCAAACTCCTCCCGACGCAGGGACGGAAGGCGAACAAGTACGTGGTCTCATTTGACGTGACAGAGCGGCTGCGCGGGGATTTCCAAACGACGATGGCGGGATTTGCTACTGGTCGTCAATGGGGCTGGCTCACAGGCAACGACGTCCGCCGCGCATTGGGAATGAATCCCGGCGGCTCGGAGCTAGACGCATACTTCGCTCCGGTCAACATGATCAACGCGAAGGCTCTTCCCGATAAGGCACCAGAGCCGCAAGCTCAGCCGACGGCCGCAGAGCGTTCCGTGATGGGTGAGCTGACCGCAGCTTACATTCGGCTCTTTAGGGACGCTGTAGGACGCATTACCACACGCAATAAGCGTGATTCGGACGCCATTCAAGCGTGTTTCCGGCCTGTTCTAGTGGCGATTGCGGAAGAGGTTGAGCGCCAAGCTGCGGCCCGGTTTGGCTTGAATGACGGCTGGAACGAATCGCAAGAGCGCATCCTCAAGGATGTTCTGAAGTCGCTGGAGAAACGCGCGTCCCTGTGGACCACTGCTCAGGCAGATGACATCACGGGAGCGGAACTGGCACGTTCGGTTCGCTCTCTTTTGGTTGGGATTAATCGGGAAGCTGGCGCAGCAAGCGCAATCAAGGGGTTACTTGGCGATGGCAAAGAGAAAACAGGAAGTGCGGTCACTGAAGACGACAGAGTTGAGAGTTTCGTCTGAAGGCGATAGTCAGACCCTCACTGGCATCATTCCGTACAACGCGATGAGTCACGACCTTGGTGGCTTCCGCGAGATGATTGCTCCCGGTGCGTTTTCCGACGCTCTCGCTCCTGAGTCTGATGTCTTGATGCTAAGGGATCATAATCCCGGAATCCTACTTGGAAGGACCAAGAGCGGGACGTTGAAGCTCGTTGACGGCAAGGATGGCTTACAGTTTTCCTGCGCAATGCCGAAGACGTCACAGGCGCGTGACCTGTCGGAGTCCATTGACCGTGGTGATTTAGACGGAAACAGCTTTGGCTTCGTCACGCTGGATGACTCATGGGCAGCAGACGAATCAGGCAATGTGGTCCGTACCCTGAAGCGGGTTGATCTGTTTGAGATTTCGCCGTGTAGCTTCCCCGCGTATCCGGCAACCCGTGTTGACGTGCGCGGCCTAGCTGTACCTGCAGAGCTTCGCTCCCGCATTGCCAAGCGTAGCGAGGACGACGAAGCCGAGGAAGCAAACGACAACGGCTGCTATTGCGGGTGCCCTGAGTGTGTAGAAGACAACTGTGACAACTGCTCGGACCCTGAGTGTGACGACCCCAACTGTACCGCCAACCAGAGGTCTCTTCGCGAGGCAGACGAGAACCGTAGAATGCGACTTCGTCTAGCACTCGCTGATTAAGAACTGACTTTCAGTTTCACGGTAGACGGATGCGCTCCTAGAGAGCTGCGTTCAATCGCACTCGTCTGTCCACCTGCTGAGAAGACACCACCTGCCGTGGTGACCTGTCCTGCGCCAAATCCAAATCGGAGAATTCCAATGACTATCAAGGAGCTGCGCGAGAAGCGCAACAAGCTGTTGGTAGATGCTCAGGCAATTATGAGCGGAGCCAACGTCACGGCAGAGCACCGCACCCAGGTGGACGCGATGCTGGCGGAATCCAACACCATCAAAGCGGACATTGAGCGGCTGGAGTCGATTGAGGCGGAAACCCGCACCAGCAGCAACCGCATTGTCCCCCGCGACAACCCCGGCAACGACAATCCCACATACATGGATCACCGTTCGTGGGAAGAGCGTCGTGTCGCGACCAATCGCGCTCTGCGCACTTGGTTCTCTTCCGACCCCGAAGTGTCGCGCACCTTTGAGCGTCGTGATTTGACCGTTGGCAGCAACGGCAGCGTCATGATTCCAGTAGGCACAAGCGATCCCCGGATTGCTCAGCAGTCCTACGGCTCGGTGTACGACCTCGTCAACAAGATGAGGACGACGACAGGTGAAGGAATCAAGATTCCCTACCTGAACGACACGGCAAACCTGTTCGTTCTGAATTCGGCTTCCGTGACCGTGACAGACCCGGCGACAGGCGGAGTCACCTCGCAGGTGGACGATATCCGCATGAACCCAATCTTGATTGAGAACTCGCTCATTCAGGACGTGGGCTTTGACTTGGTGGGCTACATCACCACAGCCTGCCAGACCCGATACCTTCGCACTATGTCCAAGTGGATCACCGTGGGCAATACCAGCAATGTTGCCGGGTACGCAGTGACAGGTGGATATGTTACCGGCCTGACCGGAGCCACCACTCTGGTCACGAAGTATGCGGACATTGTCGGCGCAATCGCTGCTCTTGACCCGGCCTACGCAATCGGCGCTGCGTTTGTGATGAACAACGCGACTCTGACAAACCAGATCATGAACATCACAGATACCAATGGCCGTCCCATCTTCCTGCCCTTCAATGACGGCGCAGTCTCGGGATTCACGGGAACGTTGCTGGGCTTTCCTGTGAAGCTCAACCAGTACAGCCCCAACAACGGAGTGGGCAACTTCTACCTTCACTTCGGGAACTTTGAAGCGGGTTACACGCTGCGTGAAGTCCAGGCTTCGCCGGATGTGCCGAGCAAGGTTCCTGGACTCGGGACCATCATGCTTCGTCGTCTGGACGAGCGTTATGCCGAACTCAACAAGACGGGCTTTGTGGCCTTCGCTCGTGTGGGCGGAAGCATCACAAATCCCGGCTCTGTGAACGGCTCACCCGCTCCTATCGTTTGCGTAATCGGACGGTAATCAATCCCGGGGTAAATCTACCCCGAGACTCACCCGGCTCGGGAAGGACCGATCACCCTTCCCGATGCCTTGTTGTGTGTGAGCACTCATGCCACTCAGCTTCCGCGATACAAGTAAGCCAGTTGCCGAGCCAGTGACGCTGGCCCAAGCTCGTCAGCAGTGTGTCGTTGAGGCCACGTTCACGGACGATGACAGCCTCATCACTGCCCTGATTACGGCTGCTCGTCAGCTCGTGGAACAGAAGACAAACCGGGCCATTTACAACCGCACGGTACAGCTCTGGCTGGACTTCTTCCCGTACTCCGCCTATGGCGGGACCACCAATCCGAACGATCGGCACGTCATGTTCGGTGAGTTCTGGAACGAGATAGCAATCAGACTCCCCAAGCCTGCCTGCGTTTCCGTCACCTCAATCACGTACTTGGACTTCAATGCGGTCTCGCACACTCTAGACCCCTCCGCCTACTTCGTGGATGTGAACAGCGAGCCGGCAAGGATTGTGCCGAACCCCGGAACTTACTGGCCTTACTCGCAGTCCTACCTTCCCGGCTCAGTCTGTGTGACCTACGTGGCTGGAACCTACGGGGACGGCGTCACCGTGGACAACTGCCCCGCAACCATCAAGCAGGCCATGCTTCTGCTCATCTCCTACTGGTACAACCACCGCGATGCCGCGGAGATGGTCGTACCAAAGGCGATTGAGATTGGTGTGGACGCGCTGCTCGCTGGCGAAACATTTGATTCGTTCAGGTGGGTGTAAATGCCATACGACCCGCTACTGCTTCAACCCGGAGACCTCCGACACCCGATAGAGGTTCAAGAGGCTTCATCCTCGCGAGATTCGTTCGGGCAGACTTCATCAACCTGGATTCCGGTTCTGACCACGAGGGCAAAGATTGAGAGCGTCACTTCGCTCGCTTACAAAGAGTTGATTCAGAACAACGCCATCGCCTCTCAAGCCTCGGACGTGGTCACGATCCGCTGGCCCGGGATCGGCATTGATTTAGAGCCAGGGATGCGCGTTGTGTACAAGGACAACATTCTCTTGGTTCAGGCAGTAGACAACGTGTTGCGAAGAAATCGGGTGGTAAAGCTGTATTGCCTCGTAATTGACGGAGATACGAACTGATGAATCACATTGGCCTCGCTTCACAAATGCCGCCAGCCGGATATCCCGGCAGCACCTTCACCGCGACGGATACTGGTTGTGTCTACACCGACGACGGAACGCAGTGGAACGTCACGGACGGCTACGCGCAAACTCTGCGGTCAACTACCACGACTCTGACGACAGCGCAAATCAAGAATCTGGCTGCGACTTACATCACTCTGGTTCCGGCTCCCGGCGTGGGCAAGTACGTTCAGGTCTACGACGTGTTCTTCTACCTGAACTTCGGAACGGTCGCATTCTCCGCAACCGAAGTCACAGCACCGGGCAACCGCTGGCTGTTTATTTGCTATGGCAACCCGGCGCAGCCGGGGAACTTTGGTATCGCCACCGATGCGATGCAAGTAAGCGAAGGCAACAGCACATCGGCAGTGCTCACACGCACATCTTCAGGCGGATTTCTAGCTTTCCCTACATCCGATGCGGGTGGATATGGTTTCGCGCTCGACACACCTCCAGCAGAGAACCAGCCGATTAAACTCGTGCTTCGCCAGCCGGGGGTGCTGACGGTCGGCGATTCAACTTTGAAAGTTCAGGTTCGTTACGAGGTTCGGCCAACGACACTCTGATGGAATTTGACCTCAAGATTGACACATCTAAGTTTGACGCCAAGCTGGCGCAGCTCCCGCTGAAAGTGTCGGGGAAGATCATGCGCGATGCTCTTCAGGCTGGCGGCGACGTGCTTCTCGGGACCATGAAGGCACTGGCACCAGAACGGACGGACGAACCCACACCGAGTTCTGATTCGCTCCCTCCCGGGATTCTCAGGGAAGACCTACACACGCAGGTTTCGGTTTCCGCAACGCAGGGAGCGCGGCTCAGGGTTGGTCCATCAGAGATAGCGGGACACGTGGCTCGGTGGCAGAACAACGGATGGATGCTGACTCGTAAGACGAAGAACGGCAAGAAGCAGATTCGTGAGATACCGGGCAAATTCTTTATGGAAGGCTCCGTAGACGAGTCGGGCGAAGCAGCGGTTGACGCATTCGTACAGAAGCTCGCTGAAGGCTTGGCAAGCAACGAAGGAGCAGAGTGATGCTGGTGAACGGCTTAGTCACGCTCCTCCGCAATGATGGAACTGTGAGCGGGTTTGTGAACGACAGGATTCTCCCGATCCCCGCTCCCGAGGACCTGTCACAGTATCCCTGCGTGACGTACCAAGTTGCCTCCGATCTCCCCGGCTACACCTTGACGAATTCGGATGGGGTCACAACCTCGCGAGTCGTCTTCAACTGCTACGGACTTCGGTATGGGGATGCCTACTCGTTAGCCAGAGCAGTGAAGGCAGTCCTGTCTAGCTATCAGGGAATGCTTCCGGGCGGTGGCCCACAGGTTTATGAGTCTCAAATCGTCAACCTCGTTGATGGGTTTGACGACGGCTCCCGAATTTCCCGAACTACCGTTCACGCGGTTCTACAGTACGCGGATTAATCCAAACCCAACACAGCGAGGACAACACAATGGCGGCAACCAAAGGCGCTACTGGCAGTGGTGTGACTGTTTCCATCGGTACCCCCGGTACCGGAGAGACGTTCACGACCATTCTTCAAATCCGTTCCATCTCATGGACCCAGCCCAAGCTCAATACAGAGGACGCATCCTGCTTGTCCTCTCCCACGTTGGGTGCGGCGACCATCAAGGAGTACTTGCCCACGGTCATCGAGCCGGGACAGTTCTCGGGCAACGCAATCTACCTGCCTGCGGACGCCGGTTTGGCTGCCGCAAACGCTGCCTTCCTAGCAAGCACCATCCGCGACTTCAAGGTACAGTTCCCGCCGCTGGCGCAGTTCAGCCAGACCACGACGGGCAATCTGTACACGTTCAGCGGCTTCGTTCTTGAGCAGCCTCTTCCCGACGGGATTGATGTCTCCAAAATCCTCTCTTGGAAGCTAACTGTTCAGATCACGACCGCCGTCACTGTTACGGTTGGCAGCTAGGTCCATATAGGAATGGGTGGGACTTCTGTTTGGTGAGCTATGGCAATTAGGACTAATGCATCTTCCCAGAAGGCGGTGGATTCATCGCAATTGTCGCTGCCCTTTTCAGTGCCTCTGCAAGCTCTAGAGCCTTGTCAGCGTTTAGTAATGCCTGTATCTGAAGTCGCTCACCATTTTCGAGTTGCTCCGGGGTCTCTACGTACTGAATGGCCAGTAGCACCATCATTCCGTCCAGAGGTTTAGTTCCCCAACCCGTAACAGGATGTGTGATGACGCCGCCTTTATCAACTTTAAGTTCGATCTCATCCATGATTGCAGGCTCCTGTGATCCCTGCATTGAGGAACCATGCTAACACCCTACGCAGAGCCAGTAAAAGTGAAGCTGGGCGGGAAAGAGTACCAGCTTCTCTATGACTACAACAGCATTGCCGAAGCTGAACAGATTCTTAACAAGACTCTGCTGATGGAGGTCATCTACGACGTTCAGCAGAAACCAAAGATTGATTTCGTGCGGGATATGTTCTTCGCTCTCGCTCGCCCTCGTCACCCTGAGCTGACCACCGAACAGGTGAAGGGACTGATTCACTCCGTGAGCACGATGACCAAAGCATGGTTGGCTTCAATGAAGGCGCTCACCGAAGGCGCTGCGGAAAGAGACGAGGAACCGGAACCTTCGGACCCTCAGCAGGACCAGTCCTGACCCGGCAAGAACGCTGGCTTCTTCACTGGTCCCAAGCACGGTATGACCTACGGCTCTCAGACAGCGAGTTCATGAGCCTTACGCCACGACAGTTTCAGCACCTTGTTAAGCGTCACAAGCGGGAGCAAGAGCGGCAGGAGTTCCTTCTCGCTTTGATCAACAGAAACGTTGTCAGTTTCAGCATGTGTAGACCCAAGGACTACACCCCGCAGATTACAGACTTCATGCCGTCCCGGTGGGGACGCGATGAAGACGATTCCGATGAAGCAGCACTGGTCAGGCTGGCGAACTCCATCGCCACACCAGAAGCCATCAACAAAGGTCTCGTGAGGGTTCAATAATGGCAAGCCAAGCAAAAGTAGCTGAAATCTATGTAGAGCTGCAGGCCAAGACGGCTCAGTTCAAGGCTGCTCTTGGGGAAGCCACCAACGAGGCCAAGAAGTTCTCGTCAGAAATGCGCGCTCAGACCCATGAGGCTCGCGGCGCACTCATGCTCTTGGGCGATGAGATCGGCGTCAAGCTGCCCCGTGAGCTGCGGAATCTGGTCGCTGAGAATCAGGCTGTCGCCCGGGCCATTAATGCTGCCTTCTCAGCCATCGCCGTGGTCGGATTTATCACTGTAGCGATTGAAGCTGGCAAAAAGGTTTATGAGTTCGCCCAGAAGAACGCGGAAGCTGCCGAGAAGAACAAACGTGCCTGGGCGGAGGTTACGGGCGGTCTTGTCCTGACCAATGACCAGCTCCGAGTCTCCAACGATGAGCTAGAGAAGTCTATCGCCAAGCTCGAGGGCAAGCCGGAAAACAATCTCAAGCTGATGCTTGACGAGGCAGCGGTCTCTGCGGACGAACTCGGCAAAAAGCTCGACACCGATTTTGAGAAGTTCTCCCAGCTACTCAAATCGCAATCGAGCTCGCTCCGTCAACAGCTCTTCGGTGCTGCTTCCACCGATGACATTGAACAGAAGTGGAAAGACCTTGACGAGCGAATCACCGAAGCGAAGAACGAAGGCACTGGTCGTATCCGCGCTGCTCGCGATAGCGGCTCTAAGGAAGCCGTAGACGATGCCGAGAAGGAGATGAATGAAAATCTCCGCAAGCTCTATGACGAGGGTTCCCGGTTCGCGCAGGACGTCTACCGCAGTGCCACCTCCGCGAGGAACTATCAGCGCGATTGGCAGTCGGGTAAATTTACCCGGGACCAGCTCGCGTCTCGGTATCCCGGTGTGGGTGTCACGGGCTTCAACGCGGGCAACATGGACAACCGCATTGCGCTGTCTAGCGGGATGCTGTCGGAGTTTGGCGGCCAATCCGATTACCTAACGCTACGCTCTCAGAACGAGGCCGATAAGGCAACGATGGCGCGTCTGACCGCCAAGAAGGACGCCAACGCAGCTCTAGAGCAGGAGGACGCCAAGCGGCTCAAACAGTTTGAGGCAACCTTCGCTCGCGAGAAGCAAATGTACGGAGTCTCTGTAGCTGGTGAGCGAGCCTTCTGGGAAGAGCGACTCAAGGAACTCCACGAGGGCACCGGAGCCTACAACTCTGTACTGGAGAAGTTCGCGACTAGCTCCGTACAGCTCTCCCGGCAATTTGAAAAGATTCGCCAGTCTACCGCTGGCACAGCACCCGGCTTCTTTGCTGTTGGCGATACCAGAGGAGCGGATGCTCTGGGAAGAATCAGCACCCGCGCTGCCGAGGAACAAGCCAAGCTCAATGCCGAGGTGACGGAGGCAACGAACAGATACCGTGTCCTGATCGGGCAAATCACACTTCATGATGCTGCTCTGGCTGCACAGTCCGCTCACATTACGGAATACAAGGCGCAGTTCAAAACACTGAATGACGAACTGGAGCGCCTGAGAGGGGAGGACTGGTCTTCCGCGCTGTTAGGTGAAGACACCCAGAACCATGCGCAACAGGCTCAGATTCGTGCGCAGATTGCCCAGGTACAGGCTCAAGCGAAGATCACCTCACTGACCGATGCTCAGAGCGCACTCTCAACCACATGGAAAGGGATGGTAGACAGCGTCTTTGACGAGCTGATTGCTCGCTCTCATCAGACACAGCAGCAGCTTCAGCAGATTGCCAGTCGCTTTGTGGATGGGATTAACACCGAGCTTGCCAAGGGCATAACCGGGCAGCGTCCGAGCTTTGAGGGAGTGTTCCGCTCTGCCTCTGAGTCGCTCGCAAAGACTGGCATTGAGAAGGTAGAGGGCTCGCTCGCCAAGGGATTGGGCTTCGGTACGCAACGCAAAGGCCAGAGCGCAGCCGACGCTCTCTATGTCCAGATGGCTGGTCTTCCGAATATCGTCGGACCTTCCGGCTCCAATCCTCTCGGAGCAGTCACAGGCGGAATCGGTAAGAGCATTCTTGGAATGTTCAATGACAGCAACTTTTTCAGCAAGCTCTTCGGCGGGAAGCTGTTCGGTGCTGGCTCCATCCTAGGTGGTTTCGCGGGTGGTGGTGACGTTGGGGTCGGCGGAAATTATCGCATCGGCGAACTCGGGCCTGAAACTCTCTATCTCCCGTCTGGCTCACACGTGGTTCCGAATGGTGGTCCCGGTTCGTCACCGACCTACAACATCGATGCTCGCGGAACAGACGCCGCAATGGTTCACGCTGCTGTCGCCCGTGCGATTCGGCAAGGCGCACAGATTGGCTCTGCGCACGCCCAACGACAAATCGCAGACAGAGCAAGGCGTAGACCACAAGGATAAATATGGCCCTGATCACTATTTCTCAATTGGTGTTGTCGAATTGGCAAGGGAACTCCAGCGGCATCCAGCTTCGTCTGTATGCGACGAAGACATTCACCGCGTCCAGCGGCACCGTGTATCCGAGAGGATTCCCACTCTCAGCGTCGGTCGGCGGATTTTACCGACTGGTCGCGTGTAACGTGAACAGCGGTTCGCTGACCATCCCGTCATTCACGGTGGACAGCACCACAGATTCACTCGACGCACCGGATGCGCAATTCATGGCGATTCTGTTCGACTCGCTATCTGGCAAAGAAGTACAGCCTCTCGGCTCTCCCTTCGCTCTAAACCCTTCGCCAACTTCAACGACATGGGCTGCTATCTGGTCAGCCGCAGCGGACATATAAAATGCGTAGACTCCTTACATTCGCAGCACTCATTGCTCTCACGGTCGGAGCATCGGCTCAGTCTTCGACTTCCATCTCCGCGTCGGCGGTCTCGGATTCCTTTAGCCGTCCTATCTCTTCAGCAAAGCTGTGCTTCGCTCCTGTCGATGCGACTGGTGCAGCTACTGGCTTCAGGGTCGGAAGTGTACAGGTTGTTACCACGCCAGTCTGTGGCCTCATTAGCAATGGCGTGCTTCAGAGCGGTCTTGTCGTTGTGCCAAACCCGGTCGGCACCTACTACCACATCACGGCTGCGAATCGCCTCACAGGCGCTGTGCTACGCGACTGGGGAATGACAAGCATCACGGGTTCGACGTGGACGCTCGATACGTTCGACCCGGCAACGGCGGTGGTCCCTGTCGGGTCTATCACCAGTTCTGCGGTTTCACTGCCCACTGGAAGTGCGCCGACAGCTTCGATCACAGGTCCGACTGGTGGTCCGTATGCACTGACGGTCGGCATCCCAACTGGTGCAACAGGAGCCACAGGACCGACAGGTGCCACAGGACCGACTGGTCCGGCTGGTGCTGCGGCTGTCGGATCAATCGCGGGCTTAGCCAGTGACGGCGCGAACGGTATCACCGTCACATCTAAGGTCGCATCGACCACCGTTACATCCAGCGTCAACAAGCAAATCAACCCGCTTGCGTCACCCTACAACGCTTTCTGCGATGGATCACACGACGACACGACAGCCATTGCCAGCGCGGTGACCGCAGCGGGCACGTCAGGCATCGTCGTATTCCCGCAGGGTTCAACCTGCAAGGTGAGCGGACTGACGCTCTCCACCTACACCAAGATTCAGGGATGGGGAGCGAAGCTGATTCCTTCAGCCGCGAACCAAACGGTGCTTACCATCGGTGGTGGAGCAACTCTACAGACCAACGGCAAGATGGTTATCGAAGGTCTTGAGATTGACGGAAGCAGCCAGACCGGAACAACTGGAATAACCATCGGCAATCACGCTCAGGTTGAACTGATTGCTCCCAACATCCATGACTGCGGTACCGCTGGCATCGTGTTCAACGCGACTCAGTTTGCTGACATCGTCAGCCCGCGCCTCTACAACAACTACGTTGGCGCGAAGCTCTACTCAGACGCTACGGCTGGCGGTGCGAACAGCATCAACTTCATGGGCGGTCAGATAACGGGCAACACGGTAGGTGTCATTCAGTACTCACCAAACCTGCTTCAAGGTTCGAACTACTTCTACAACACTGCCTTCCTCACGAACTCGGTTGCTGCGGTAGCCGTGTTCGGAAGCTCGAATAGTTCGAACCTCTATCTGGTCGGTGGCGCTCCAGAAGGAAATGCTTCGGGTGCTTCATCTGTGACCATCGACGGTCACACGATTTCTCGTGCAACGATCTTTGCTACGGGTCACGCGACCGTCTACGTCGATCACGTCTTCAACGGTGACGCACAAGCAAACCCATGGGCGATTGCGAACGACCACTCCTCCATCGAGTTTGTCAATGCCGCTGGCTATGGTCAGTCCTTCGGCAATCTCGTATCGACGGACACAACGAGCAGCGTCGGCTTCTCCGGGAGTCAGGCAGCAATCGGAATCGCTGGTTCGGTTCGTAGCTGGCCGCAGAGTCTGAGAACCGTCTCACAGTTCTCTCTGTTCGGTACTCCCATCTACACAGCGGGAGGAGTCACGAACGAATTCGTTGGGAACGCCAGCGCACCCGCATTAACGGCATCGTCCGGGTCAACCGCTGGAACCACAACTGACCCTCTGTGGGGACCAATCAACACCATCACTCACTCTGCGTCAGCGGGAAGCTCCAGCACGAATCGCTGGACGATAAACAACATCGTCACATCACCCCCGGCTTCAGCCTTCGACGTGATGGTTTCGCTCATGCTGAAGTCCTCAGTGGACACGAACTACTTCGTTGGGTTCTTCGGAACGACCAGCAACGCGGTGATTCCGCTACAGGCTGGTAAGTGGACTCGTCTGGTGATGTATAGAAGCAATCAAACCGCGAGTACGAACTTCACGCTCGTTGCTTTTCCAAACGACGCCGCAGGTGCCGTCGTCTCTGTCGCCAACGTGCAAGTGATGACCGGACTGACTGGTACCGCTGCTACGGAAGCAGCATTCTCTCGTGTTCTTAGCTCAGGTGCCGTGGGCGGCTCATCAGTCCTGAACATGCCTCTCTCGGTATCCGCAGCGACCGTGAGCGGACTACCTAGCGCGTGCGGACTCAACACAACCTCTGCGGGCGCGTTGCAAGCCGTTACATGTACGGGAACAGGGAGTCACGTTCTGGCAGCTTCACCGCATTTGACGGGCACTGCACAAATCGACACGACGCAGACCAACACAGTTCAGACGGATACAACTTCGACGACTGACCTCAATGTCAACCCGGCACGTTCCGTCTACATGGTGGATAGGTCAGGCAACGGAATCGGGAGGTTGGCTGGTGCTGGTACTGCGTTCAACGCTTTGAACTGGTTAATGCCTTACCAGATTTCCGACTTGAGCGGAACTCTGAGCGGCACTTGGATTGGATCAAATGCCGCACGTGCCGGAGCGTGGGCGAACCTCGGTGGTTCAACACCCGGCGACTGGTACTCGAAAAGCCTTTACGTGTATGGCCTCTCCGGGTTCACGAAGATTGCGGGACCGACCACCGCTGACAGCAGTACGCTGACGCTCCCTGCGGGCGGCGGAACGGTCGCTACGCAGGGGTGGGTAATCTCGCAAGGTTATAGCACCACAGGTGGCGGCGGAGGTTCCGCTATCACGAACGTTCAGATCACGACCGGGACTTCGTCTGTAGCGGCTCTCTCTTGCACAGCAGAGACCAGCGTGACGATGACAGGCTTGCTCACCACATCAACCCTCACCGCACCGACCGCAACGGGTTCTGACCCGGCTACGGTGTCAGGATTCGGGCCGGGTGGCACGCTCTATATCTCGACTCGCATTGTCTCAGCCGGAACCATGGGCTGGCGTCTCTGCAACTCCTCAGCGACCGCTTCAGTGTCCGCTGGTTCAAGCATCAACTGGAACATAGGCGCAAATTAAAATGACTAGATTATTCACGGCGCTCCTCATCGGGGCGCTTATGGCGACGTGTGCATCTGCTCAGTACGGCGGATACACACGCAGCCGCAACAATCCGACTGCAATTGTCGTGATGAGCGTTGACCTCTCGTCCAACGCCACCAGCACGGGCATCAGTGTAAGTCCGTCGCGTAAGCAGTTGGGCAACTTCGGCACAGGCTGCTCAGGCGGCGTAGTGCAGCCTTCCGGTGATCCCACCGGACAGCTGTGGGCAACGTCATCCATCAAGACATCCGCGGAAGCCGCTGGCTGTGCGACTCGCGGCGTCGTAACGACAACTGCGTCAGGCACAGGTATTCAGGCTGTAGACAACGGTCACGGTGCTGGTGGTAGCGACTCCGTCACTGCTCAGACGAATCAATACGGCACCACCACGTATGACACCATCTGCTCCGGTGATCCACACGCGAATGACCCGACATTGTTTCCGGGTCTATCCCCCGCTGGGTGTGCTACGAGCGCAACAGCGTTCTTCTCGCAGACGACTTCATCCTCACACCCGAACACTTCCATGCTGTGGCCTTCCGACTACGGAACGAACTCCACAACGCTCGATTCGGCGAACTGGTTCATGCGGAGTTTCTACTTCATGACTCCGGACGCAAGCAAGATTTGGGACAACGAACACGATGTCAACTACAACTCCTCGCCGACCGCGTATGCGCAGAGCGGATGCTCGTCAGGCTCGGTGACCAACCCCTGCGGATATTTCGGATGGGGCTTCCACTGGGGTCGCGGTCTATTGATGTGGGCATATTGCCCGCAAGGATGTAGCGGATGGAAGAAGTTCCTTTTTAAGGATATGCGTGGCGGAACCGACCTCAGCACGTGGACTCCGACTTCAAATCACTGGTACCACGTCATCATGTACGGGCACCGTGATCCGGGATGCTCCTACGGCGACTCGTCAAACTGCTACTGGTACGACTACTTCACGCTCTATGACGTGACGGCAGGTCAGACTCCCGTCACATATCGCAGCATTGACGCGACGACGGGCGGGAACGCTGGTGGAATCCCAGTCAATCACTCCTCGTGGACAGCGGGACCCGACGTACAAGTCCAGCTAGATCAGGTGTCGTCAACCGCTGGCACAGCGTCCATCTACATCGTCTCGGACATCACGAAAGTATTCAAACTGCAATGAGCTATCTATCAGGCACAATCGGCACGTTCAACGGGAAGAACATCGTAGCTACGCCGTGGGACACTCAGCCCGGTGTTACGGCTCCGTCGTCCATCGAATGGGACGCTCAAGAGTCTGTCGCGGTGAATGAGTCCCCGTTCACTTTTCAGACTCAGACCTACGACTGGATGTGTTCCATCCTCGATGGTGAAGTCTCGTTTCCGGCGATGAACCGTTACAGCTACGACGCTATCAATGCGTTCATCATGTCGTGTCGTGGCCCGGTGAACTGCTTCATGATGGGCGATCCAAAAGCTGCGATTCCGAAGGGAACTGCGGTCGGCTCACCTCTGGTGAACGGTGCTAGTCAGACTGGCTACCAGCTTGTCACCGATGGGTGGCAGTGGCCGAACCCGCTGACGAATCCTTCTTTCCTGCAAGGTTCAACAGGATGGACTCCTCAGACAGGATGGAGCGTCGTTACTGGCATCGGTGGCCCAAGCGGCGAGCAGTACGTTGCAAAATACGTTGGCCCCGGTACCGCAGCCATTGTGAACAGCGCACAAATTCCGTGTAGTCCCGGAAACACTCTCACAGCCTCATGTATGGGAATTGGCTTCGTGGGTGCGACAGGGTTTGCCTGTCTCCGTATCAACTGCTGGACATTCGCCAACACGCTGCTCAGCACAACGGTCTCGAACTTTGCTGTCGCGAATGGAAACTGGCAAGCACAGAGCGTGACCGTGAATGCTCCTCCGCTCACCGCATACTTCACGATTGATTACGCGGTGTCATCGAGCACGAGTTCAACGGCGTGGTGCTTCAGCGAAGTAAACGCGTGCAATCCCACTGTGACCACCTACGGTGTACTTCTGCCCGGCGACTACATTCAGGTGGGCGTCCGCATGTACCGCGTCACCGCGTCCGTCTCTTGCGATGGATACGGCAACGCGACAATCCCTGTATGGCCGAACATCCGTGATCTACCCGCAGATGGAGCAAACATCCAGACGCGGAACTGCAAGGGTTTGTTCCGACTCGTGGGGAGCAGCGGAAACAAGTCCAGCGTGACACCAGGCTCGTATGGGGTGTCACCGTTGCGTATCAGGGAGGCGCTCTAATGCCTCGGCTGATGACTCCCGCAATGATTGCCGCTCTCACGAGTTCGGACGTTCGTCTCGCTCTGTTCGTTCAATTGACATTCGGCGATAACACTTACTACCTGTGGTCTGGCATCGGAAACATGACATGGAACGGGATGACGTTCACTGGCGTCGGCACTCTCGGTGCTGTGTCAGAGATTAGCGAAGACTCGGACGTTGAAGCGAAGAATGTCGTCGTGTCGTTGTCCGGAATTCCTTCGGCGCTCGTTCTCGAAGTCGCATACGAAGTCAGGCTCCTCGGAACTTGCAACATCTGGATGGCCTGTTACAACGCGGACGGTTCTCTCATCGCTGACCCGATTCTGTCGTATCAAGGCAAGATGGACGCACCGGAGATGACAGACGACGGGCAACATTGCACCGTGAGCATCTCGCTGGAGAACGTCCTCGTGGATTTGAACAGACCCTGCTATCGCCGCTTCACGGCGGACGACCAGCAAATGGATTTGGCTGACACGCTCACCCGGCTTCACCTTCCATCGACAACGGTGGACACCGGCTTCTCTCACGTGCCCGGTCTGATTGAACGTGTGACGTTCTGGGGAAGAATGCCATCGTCTGTGAACAATGTCTAGGCTTCCCGACTGGCAAACACGGCTGAGCAGCTACATCGTCACTTGTGCTCACACGAGGTTCAAGTACGGAACCTTAGATTGCGGTCTATTCGCCGCTGGCGCTATCGAGTCCATGACGGGCATTGACGTAGCAGCTTCCCTGCGAGGGAAGTACACGACTCGTACAGAGGCATTCGCTGAAATCAAAGCACTTTGTGGGTTTCCGACGATGGAAGCGGTCGCTCAACATCTCGCGGAGGAACACGGCTTCTTTGAAGTACCTGTTCTCTGTGCTCAACGTGGTGATGCGGTCGTCCTCAAGTCCGGACGCCGCTCCACTCTGGGCATCGTCGCAATGCATGGAACGGAAGTATTGACGCCGTACAGACACGGCTTGCTTCGCGTTCCTCTCTCACTCGCAACACACGCATACAGGATTTAAATGGGCAAAGCCATAGCAGAAGTAGCCATCGGAGCCGCAGCCATTGGAGCCGCGTTCGTCGTTCCGGTTGGCGGTATCGCAATCGCTGGACTGTACCTGTCCCAAGGTGCAGCCGCTGGCGCTCTCGCTTCGTTCGGAGCTTCACAGGTTCTAACTGGAGTTGCATCCGCACTCGCGAAGAATCAGGGCGGAATCGCAGTCGCAGTCACCACCCCTATCGCTCCGTGGTCGTATGTCTACGGCACTCAGAAGGTCGGTGGCGTCAAGATATTCGAAGAGTCGAACAACAACACAGGTGTATCGGGTTCGACATCAAATGACAAACAACTCCACCGCGTATATTGCCTAGCCGCTCATCCGTGTGCTCTCGGCTCCTGGCAACTTCGCATTGACGGTAAGCAAGTGTTGATGACTCCGTCCGGCTCCGACTACGTCAGCTTTTCGCCGACTCAGTTGAAGGTTAACATCATCAACATGACGCGGAGTAGCGGCGTCGTGACGTTCCAGATCACGAGCGGCGTTCCTAATCTTGACGGAACTGAGATTCAGATCACGAACGTTGCTGACAACAGCTACAACGGCACGTGGGTCATCGCACAGCCTAACCCGGCTGATAACTCTACATTCACCTACGTGTGCGGCGGAACAGACGGCTCCACATCCGGTGGCTACATGCGGACGCTCTACGCGGACTATAAGGACAAGATTCGTGTGTCGTTTCTGACTGGCAACCACACGACGACGTTCTCGACACTGCTTAACGCGGGTACCACGTGGGGACACAACGACCTCTGCTTAGGCCGCACTCTGGTGTACGTTCAGATGGGCTACGACGATGCTGTGTTCCCATCCTCGATTCCTAACCTCAGCTTCGTCATCAACGGCAAGAATGACATCCTTGACCCTCGCACGGGGATTCGCGGGTTCTCGAACAACCCGGCTCTCTGCATCGCTGACTTCCTGTCACTGCCCACGTCTAAAGGCGGCTTCGGTCTTACTATCGGTACGGACATCCCGACCGCACAGCTTATAGCGGCGGCAAACGTCTGTGACGAACTCGTACCGCTGGCTCAGGGCGGCTTCACGAAGCGTTACACGTGTGACACGGCGTTCCTGTTGAACGACTCACGCGGCAACATTCTCAAGAATCTGCTGTCCTCGTGTGCCGGGCGCATCTCGTATCAGGGCGGAACGTACAACATCGTCCCCGGCGCTTGGGTTGCTCCCACGCTTCAGTTGAATGACAGCGACATTGTCGGTGCTATCCACTTCAAGCCGCGTCTGAGTATTCGAGACACGGCGAATGCAGTCAAAGGCGCAATGTCGTCCCCTGAAAATGATTACCAGCAAGCGGACATTCCGCCGTACATGCAGGACGCCACTCACGGGTACGCCTCTGATCCGTACCTAGCCGAAGACGGCGGAGAACGAATCTTCCTTGAGACGAACTTCCCATGTACGAATTCCTCAGCCGTAGCTCAGCGACTGGCGAAGATTGCCTTGCTCAGGCTCCGCAATCAGATGCGGCTCACCACTCGCTTCACGTTGAAGGCATATCAGGCCGTGGCTCTCGATGTGATTCAATTGACGCATCCTCGCTACACGTGGGTGAACAAGAACTTCGAAGTCCTCTCGTCTAAGCTCGGCTTCGAGCAGAAGGACAACGGCGCTCTCACGCCATATGTGGAGCTAGACCTCGCTGAGACGGACTCGTCTATCTATGACTGGCTTGTCACGGAGCAACTGACGCCGCAGGGCTACAAAGAACCTCAGTCGGTCGGTAACAGCGTGTGTGCTCCACCTGAGAATGTTGTCGCGTACTCCGGATACGGCGCAACGATTGACGGCATCGTCTATCCGTCCACTGTCATTACAGGTGCGGATGGTCGTGTGTCGAACACCATCTACGTGCGTTGGGATGTTCCCAACGACGCGAACGTGGTCTTCGGTGGACACCTTGAAGTGCAGTACCAGTTGTCTACCGCTACGGTGTGGACAGGATTAACAAAGGTCTCTGCAACGGTTGACCACCTGTCCATCGGTTCCGTGATCGATGGAGAAGACTACAACGTTCAGGTCCGTGCGGTGAACCATGCAAACGTACCGAGTGAATGGGTTGAAGCGTCGGTGAACGTCATCCCGGTCGTCTCGGCTGTATTCTCCGGTGCCCCGGTCGCACACGTGCCGGGCAAGGTCGGGAACCCGTTCCTCGGTCAGAACGTGCTCACGGCTCAGGCTATTTCGCCTACAGCCGCTCAGATCACGGTCGATAACTTCGATTCGACACTAGGTGTTCTGACGGTAAGCTGCACACCGTCACCGAACATCATCACGGGACTGAATACGGGTCAGCGATACACCGTGTACTACTTCGACCCGAATTTCTTGGGTGGAATAATCACACCGATTGCAACGCAGAATCAAGCTGACTACACGGGTGTACCCGGTGCGTATGTCATCGGCTCAATTACGACGCCGACCTATAACCAGTCGTACTTGCCTTCGACGTTCACGGATTCGGGCACCACGACATCAACGTCAACGAACCGTGCGTATGACCTCGATGTGACGACGTATGCGATGGTCAATGCGACGTGGTGGACGGATATAGGCGGGTCCGCACAGACGGCAAACGGCAACGGCACATGGAGCGGGTTCCCGAACGTCACAACAACGTCATCGACGATGATCACCGTCACGGCTGAATTCATCTCCGGTACTGGCGGTTCGGCAAATCTCGGTGTGAACATCGGCGGGACGTATCACTCATTGGCCGTCTTCGGTGGCACGTTTGCCAAGTCGGTTTATCAACTCACGATTCCGTCCGGGACGAACCTATCCACGGTTACCGTGAACGCAACAGCATCGATGTCCGCTGGTACTCCACCGGGCGGAGCCTCATGCTCGTTGTTCATTTACGAAATCTCGATCCAGTAAAGGGCTACACATCGGAGATCTCAGTCACACAAAGCACACCCTGAAAGACAAGGGTTTCAGGGGCACGGGCAATGCCACAGCGATTCGGGATGATGTCGGTAGAACAGGCTCGCTACGTTCAGAGTCGGGTGATCGTTTTACTGGCGAAGCAAATTGCCCCTGAGGACCATCTCTCTGTGATTGAGAGCGCCATCGGTCAGGTTTTGGAAGAGATGAGCGCGGAGCGGAAGCTCCTCAGAGTTCCAACCGATTCTGAGGTAGAAGTGGAGAGCATCCTTCAGGACATGATGTCTGCTCTGGGCAGGTGGTGGAGGAAGTCTTAGTCCTTTTCCATTTCGTGTTGCTCGTCGTAGTAAAAGTCGGGTTCTTCTCTGTTGAAGTACTCCTCTGCCTCTGAGTTAAAGTAATCGACTTCAAAGGGCGTCAGGCCAGTGACCCGATACTCTCGGCCACATTCAGAACATTCAAATTCGTCATCAATGTCTATGATCTCGCCTTCGCACATTTCTTTCATCAAATCTGTCTCATGACCGCAGACGCACTTGAGCACGGCTTCGGTTAGGTGAGGATGTGATACTTTCTCAATCTCAACTTTGGGAACTGAGGCACGCGTCACACCTGCTCGCCGGTCCATGTCATCGGCAACTTCCTTCAAACTTGCGCTCAAAGCTTTCATTCCTCTAAAAAGCAGGTCTCTCATGTGTTTTCTCTCACGGAAGTGACTTACGGTCGAACATCGGGGTAGCTTTAGATTGGGTCAAATCTTCCGATCTTTCAAGTGACCTAAAAGTATTTCTGCGGTTTAACCGCTTGCGTTTTTGCGCTGATTGTGTGGCACAATTGAGCCACTTAACGATCCCTCCCGAAAGTTTCTATGTCAGAAGAATCTCCAGGATTCGGTTGGACCATTCTAGGCTGGCTCGTCACGGCCATCTTCTGCTTTGCCGGTTATGGCGTGTTCATGGCCGTGCGCAACTACATCCATCCGGCTACGGCTGCCAAGGCCGCATTGCCTGACTACTCCGCCGCACACTACCGCGGTAATCAGCAGTTTGCTCCGCTTCCCGCTAATCCTCGGGAAGTGATCTTGTCAGTGCGCACTTCTTGGATTCCCGGTGACCAGAAGACGGGTGTCCTGCGCTACATCGTGACGGTGTTTGAGGCTAAACCAACTACCGATGTGGCGGATTCGGCCTTCCTAAGCAGTGTTGACCTTTGCAGTATGTCAGTTGATCTGGTAGACAAGCAGGGCTTCAAACTCACTACAATACCGCTCAAGTTGACGCGTATCGTTGACACCAACGGGAACGTTACGGGGCTTTCCGACAGCGACCTAATGCCAATGAGTCGGGAGACCTATGAACTCATAAGTGATTCAATTTCTCCTACTTGGAAATGTTTCTGAGGGAATTTCAATGAGGCCTGGGCTGGAACAAGAGTTCAACCGTGAAACTGCGGAGTTTCTAGACAAGAACATCTCTTACGCAGTTCGTGTTCTGAGGTTGAGCAGACTCATTCAAATACAAAAAAGGTGTGTTGAGGGCTACGAGGACGGGAAGACTTATGCCAGCCCGATTGATCCTGCCGATGTTGCGGACTCCAAGGAATACCTCGAGCGATTGAGACAGCTCAGAATCCCACTTTAG